TTCTTGACCAGTAACATACATCTCTTCCAGACTTTAGAGAAAACGTCCTCACCAGCATCGTTGTTATCCACGATAATCATATTGGCTGCACCAAACAATCTTTGGAACTTGCCGATGTTATTCTGCACCTCATTCCACATATGTTCGACTTGTTTCTCTGGTAGTGTGCGTTTACGCATCTTATTACGTTCTTGTGCAGTTTCAAGTGAAGTGTTTACAAATATCATGTATGTATCGTAACCAAGATTTTTTAGACCAGCGACTTGACTAGCAATCTTGTCATAGTCTTTACCTGTACCATCAATGATAAGACCCAAACGTCCTTCAAGAAAGTTACCTTGCATCTTTTTAGTAACCTTCTTGGCTCTACCACGAATCTCTTGTCCTTGGTCAGAATAGATGTCTTCTGGTGTTGTATCCAATCCAGCATCATTCAACATTTTTTCATAGATGTCATCACTGTTGACAATCTTCATGCCGAGGCCGCCAGTGGTTCGTCTAACAACATACGACTTACCACTGCCGGGCCCACCAGCAAGGAAAATCGCCTTAAATATATTGGGGTCGTAAACTCCCTCTTGTAGTTCGTGAAATGTTTTCATGGTCAATCTTTCTTAACAACTCTTGTATATATTTAGTCTCCTCTGGTTTCATAGGTTCTAACTCCCTTGATTGTCTTTGCAAATTCGTAAACTTTCTTAGTTTTTGTTTTTGTTTCGCTCTCATGTTGTATCCTTCTCTATGTGATTTAATTATCATGACAAAGATTTCTTGAGTTGTTATTGGTTTGCCCTCCTATGTGATTTGTTTTTGTGAAGTACCACTATTACTATAGACTACGCCATTTTCTGGGAATCCGTCCACCAGACCATCTTTGATAGTCTCCATATACATCTGATGTCGTGGGTCACCTGTAAGGTTGAATTCGTGTCTTAGTGTGGTTATGATGTGTCTACCAGATACTTGTTTGTCGATTGAATCATCTGTCTGGGAAGATGTAGCACCAACACTTAGTGTTATAATATCTCCTGCCTGTATTGTTGTTTGACCAGGCACTTTGACTTGACATTTGATTCCTTTGTCGATTTGAAAAAACCGTGATATTCTGCGTTGCATAGTATTTATCAGATTGTCACTCTGATATGGGTAGTCCTTAGACTCATAAAAATGTTTACCACTACTTGTTGTCGAAACAAATAGTTTCGTGTCTGGGTATTCGCTCAAGTTCTTGCCCGATACTGCATCTGTTGATTTAGACATGAGGGGTTCTGTTCCCTCTGTGTGGATATCGTTTTCAAAGTTTTCCAAGTAACTAAAATCATAGTCCTTCAGTGTCTTATTGTAAACGTCATGAACTTTGAGTTTTGAAGAATAGAACCCACTGTTCATATTATATATAGTATCTTTAGTCGGTGACTGTGTAAAATCATTGATAGTTGATAGATTTTTTATTGGGTCTATTGCACCCTGTTTGCTCAGTGTATTTGGTATGTTTTCCTCGTAATCATATGCTGCCTCTTGAGATGCAAGACCATCAATACTTCTGAAATGAAATCCTTTTGTAGTCTCATAGAATAGATATGCTGGTGATTGATTATACTGTTTTGAGTTTGATATCTTGCACAAATGAACGAGCGCCATGAATGGTCGCATATTTGGGAACACCACTTTGACATGATTAGCAGTTTCCTCGACAAATAATTTTCTGGTGGAGTCAAGATAGTTCTTGTCACGCAATATCTTTTCCACAATGTCTGATGGTTGACCTTTGTAAGATTGTGAAATTTTGCAGACTTGATTACGAAAAGATTCTTGTGTTGTGAAGTTTAGCGAATACATCAATGCATTCTCACCCTCACCCATGACCATGTTTACCTTGTAAACAGTCAATGGTGTATCAACATAGTTGATTATAGTCTCATCTTTAGGACTTGCTTGTGGGGTTTGGATGCGTAGTAATAACTTCTCTTGTCCAATGATTGGGCCATTCATAACAAGGTTAATAGTATCCTTGAGTAGAATATCACCACTCACTGTATGAGAAAAAATATCTTCGTATATATTGATGTTCTGAACAAGATTTCTTATGTCATATTCATTGCCAGATGTCGTTAACAACTTGCACTGTGTAATAAGAAACTCGCCTGCAAACTGCAAGTCACTTTTTGCCATTATGCACCTTCTTTGATTTTCGCTTCAAACTCGTCTACAAAATCGCTTATAAATCTTGGTTGTATCAGACGAATCTTCCTCTTCTCATCCTGTAAATTTTGTTCGTATTGATAGTTGGATATAACATCTGCTGATGGATAGTCTGTTACATTCAATCCCACATCAATCTTTTCTGTTGTGTCACCAGATGTCTGTGATATCTCATAATGGTGAATTGCAGCAGGATTTTCATACTTGTCATTCATGTACTGTTCAAACCTTTGTACTGACATAGGCCAGTCGGTATAATAGTCGATTATGTCATTGATTACTAAGATAGTCCAATGCAACTCTGCATCACCGTAATATTTGAATGCAATCATCTCTGGGGTTTCGCCATCCTGTACATCGTAATAGTCAAACTCCACAATGTTACCCTTTGCATTTGACTTCACCTTAACCCTACGAAAGATATCCTTCATAAAGGTGTCTTTGCCATTACCCTTTGCATCATATAACATATCTGGAAACATAGAAAAATATGACATTTAGAATCCCTCTGCAATCTTTTCTCTGGTGATGATTTCCAGTTCTTTGAACGATAATGATATGGATGTCTCTACAGGTGGTGCTCCTCTACCGTCTTGTGTTGGTCTGAAGAACTGTGTGCGTTCACCACCATATGTCACGTTACACTGTTCAAGAACACAGGTTGATATCCTATTTAAGAACTCATTCCGTTTACCAACTGCGTAGTAATATTCTATATCAAATGTTGCTGGTACGATGAATGTTCTACCTTGTAAGTCTCCACCATCAAAACTGGGTGCCATGTAAAATCTAAACATATTTACAATCTTGTCTACCATGATTGCTTCTGATTCTGATTTGGGCATCATCTTGAAATCAAAACTAAATGACCGTCTATCAACACCCTCAAATACCATCTCCAAACGATTATTTGTAACCATACCTCTGTTGATATCAATCGCCGCTTTTGCACCTTTCGCCGCAACGTCCAGTGCTTCCTTACCTACCTCTACTGCCGCCTCTGCAATCTTTGGTGCGATTGCATCTTTAATTTCACCAACTGTGTTGAAGAAACCTTGACCATCTTGATATCCTTTGTATGCTGCGATTGCACCAGCAACCGCTGCACCAATCTCATGTTCACCATATTTTGAGTTTTGTGATGCACTAACCGTTGCAGGCATATACATACAGATAGAACTGGACAGTGTTCTAGTCGCAGACCGTTTTACTTGTGCAGTAGAAGAACCAGTGTTTCTTGCTGGTTGTGATGGAACTCTTCTACTTGACCCACCAAAATTGACGTTTGCGTTTTCCTGTTCATTAATAAAAAACTGTACATAGTGTCCTTGGTCATTAGAACCTAAATCCTCTGGATAAATTACTGCCTCACCAGCAAATGGATTTTTACTTAGATTTCTATAGACATTAGTTTGAAACGTACCACCAATATTATTGGGGATACCTCTTCCCATTGGACTAATAAGACCACCTAATGTTTGATTAATTCTGTTAGTCGCACGATTGACTGCAACATTTTTGATTTCTTTTAAGAATCCACGCATCGTTATAAATATCCTTACATATTATTTATTTAGGTGTAATATCATGGCATACCGTGGAAGATACAGTCCGTCTAACCCAAAAAAATATAAGGGTGACCCTTCCAACATTATTTATCGTAGTTTGTGGGAACGCAAGTTCATGGTCTATTGCGACATGAACGAAAGAATAATTGAATGGGGTTCTGAAGAGTTTTTTATTCCATATCGGTCACCCATAGATGGTAAGGTACATCGCTACTTTCCAGATTTTTATGTCAAGGTCAGAACCAAGGAAAACAAGATTAAGAAATGGGTTGTCGAGGTCAAACCCAAGTCGCAGTGCAAGCCCCCAAGAGTTCCAAAACGAAAAACCAGAAAATATCTAAATGAGGTGCGTACCTTTGCAATCAACGAAGCAAAGTGGATGAATGCAAAAGAGTGGTGTAAGGACAGGAATATGGAGTTTATCATCCTCACAGAAGTTGAATTGATGATATAAATAAGAGTATGGCAGAGACATATTTTGATAAGATACAACAACAGGTAAAAACAGGTAATGAACCATTTAAGTGGTATCGTAACCGTATCAAAGAGTTGGGTACACCTAGTGTGCCTGAACTGTTGCGTAGTGGTGAATTAGATAGAAGACCACACTTTGGGTCTTTGAATATGTTTGTATACTCACCTAAGTTGAGAAACAAACTACCATACTATGATACATTCCCACTGGTGCTACCTTTGAAGAGATACAACAATGGTTTCCTTGGACTGAACTTTCACTACCTACCGTATGCGTTAAGAGCAAGACTTCTTGATGCTGCTGGTGGAGACAATCTAAGTGTTCGTGCAGTAGAAAACAATCGTCTTACAAAACCATGTCTCAAGAGATATCTGTATGGGTTTACGAAATCAATGTTCCGTAAGATACCAGACGATGACAATCTCACCGCAATCATGTTACCAGTACAACGGTTTAAGAAAGCATCTGCAACTGAAGTCTGGTCAGATTCTAGGAAGATGATTTAATGGCAAAGTTCAATTTCAGTAATGTCCTTGGTGGTACAGTATTTGGTGGGTTAAATGCAATTCTTGCCCACAATGCGTCCAGAGATGGATATTCAAAAGCAAACCGTTATGAGGTTGTAGTTGGTCTACCTGCTGGTACAAACAACGCAGAGGCAGGTGACTCTGCACAATCTGGTAACTTGTTATCACAACTACACGGTGAAACTGCAAGACGCATATCGTTTAGATGCGACAGTATTTCCATGCCAGGAAGAAACCTTCGTACTGTTATGAATGGTAATATCTATGGCCCACCACATGAGGTGGTACAAGGTCAAACATTTGCAGAAATTGCTGCAACATTCTACATGGGTTCTGATATGGCAGAACGATACTTTTTTGAAGAATGGCAAAAGGTGTCCTATAATCCAGACACATACAATATCAATTATTACAAAGAATATGTTGGTGCGATTGAGATATATGCACTCAATGAGAGAGATGAAAGAATGATGGGTGTTCGTCTTGAAGAGTGTTTTCCAAAAACAATTGACAAATATGTTAA